ATCTACTTCAGATCTACAAAAGCTTTTACAACAGGATGAAAATATAATTGATGTTACACCAGACAGAGAGTTATCTCGGAAATCCTAATGTCAAACGCGACGGCGTTATACAGGCATGGGACGAGAAACTTGTTAGAGAATATGCATTATGTATGAAGGATCCTGCATATTTCGCTTCAAGCTATTGTAAGATTATTTCTATGGATCAAGGTTTAGTGCCTTTTATACTATATCCTTATCAAGAGAAAATGTTTGAGGCATTTAATGAACATCGGTTTAATATTGTCTTGGCTTGTCGACAATCGGGAAAATCGGTATCGGCCTGTGCGTACCTTCTCTGGTTTGCGCTTTTCCATTCGGAAAAAACAGTTGCGATTCTTGCGAATAAAGGGGCAACTGCTCGGGAAATGTTATCTCGTGTTACGCTTATGTTGGAGAACATTCCGTTCTTTTTACAACCGGGTACAAAGGCACTTAACAAAGGATCTTTGGAATTCTCTAATAATAGTCGTGTCATCGCCGCGGCGACTTCTGGTAGCTCTATTCGCGGTTTATCTGTTAGCTTGCTTTACCTGGATGAGTTTGCATTCGTCGAAAGAGCTGCAGAGTTTTATACGTCAACATATCCGGTTATTTCGTCTGGAACAGGTACAAAAATCATTGTAACATCTACTGCTAATGGTATAGGTAATCAGTTCCACAAAATATGGGAAGGGGCAGTACAAAAAGTAAATGAGTTTAATTCATTTCGTGTTGATTGGTGGGATGTACCTGGTCGAGATGAAGACTGGAGAAAACAGACAATATCAAATACAAGTCAACTGCAGTTTGACCAGGAATTTGGTAACACGTTCTTTGGAACAGGTGACACACTAGTAAATGCCGATACCTTACTAAGTCTCAGAGCATTACCGTATATTGAAACGCTTGAGAATGGTGATCTCAAGGTTTATAATAAGCCTGTCAAAAATCATGAATATATCATGACTGTTGACGTTAGTAAAGGAAGAGGGCAGGACTATTCTACTTTTACTTTAATCGATATTAGCGATCGCCCGTTTACACAGGTAGCTGTATATCGGAATAATACTATCTCTCCAATACTCTTCCCTAATATTATATATAAGTATGCAAAGTCCTACAACAATGCTTATGTAGTAATAGAATCAAATGATCAAGGTTCTGTGGTATGTAATGGTTTATATCATGATCTCGAATATGAGAATGTGCATGTTGAATCTGCAGTCAAAGCAAATGCTATTGGTATTGAGATAACAAGAAAGACAAAAAGACTCGGCTGTTCTGCAATTAAAGACATTCTAGAAAATAATAAACTTAAAATTGTTGATGAAGATACTATATTAGAAATTTCTACATTCGAAGCAAGAGGTCAGTCATACGAAGCGTCAGATGGAAATCATGACGATCTTATGATGAATCTTGTCATGTTCGGTTATTTTGTTTCGACTCAGTATTTCTCAGACATGACAGATATTAATTTAAAAGAAATGTTATTTAAAAATAAAATGAAACAGATTGAAGATGATATGGTACCATTCGGATTTATTGACGATGGTCAAGCACATATAGAAGTACTTGAAGGTAGAGAAGGTGATACGTGGCAAATTAAAGACTTCAATCCTGATTTAGAAGGTCTTGAAGGTGTGTTCGACAGAGATTAATAATATTATAAATAATAGCAAATATTGAAAACAACCGTATTATGTTCACATATCATTAAAAAGAAGGAAGAACCAAAATGGCATTAGGTACACCGTCAGCAAGTCCTGCGGTTGTTGTCAAGGAAATAGACCTGACGGGTGGCGTTCCAAACGTCCAGTCTACTACTGGCGCAATTGTAGGTAACTTCCGCTGGGGACCTGTTGCAAAAAGGGTATTAGTAGACAATGAGGCAACTCTTGTCGATACCTTCGCAACACCAGACTCAGCATCAACTGTTGACTTCCATTCAGCTCGATACTTTCTAAGTTACTCAAGTAGCTTACAGGTAGTGAGGGAAGCAACAAGTGCCGCCAAAAATTCTCGTTCACCAATTGGACAACTCGCTGTAGATAGTGATGGCTCACTACCGACCGAGTTTGTCAAGAACGAGGAGGATTTTGACGCACAAAGATCCGCACTGGACTCAGATTCTCATACAATCATAGGAAGATATCCAGGCGTATTAGGAAACTCACTTCAAGTTCAAATTTGTCCATCGGATGCAACAGTGTTTAATAGCTGGGCATATAAAGACGAATTTGATAAAGCACCATCAACATCTGATTATGCATCAGATCGTAACGCACAAGACGATGAAATTCACATCGTCGTCGTTGATCAGGATGGTAAGTTTACCGGAACTAAAGGTACAGTTCTAGAAACATATCCTTTTGTATCAATTGCATCCGATGCAAAAAATCCAGATGGAACTACCAACTATGCGCTGGACATCGTTAACGAACGTTCAGAGCATATTTTCATGGTCGGTTGGGATTCAGATTATAGAGTTGCAGGAGCATCAACAGAAGTAGATAGTGGTGATGATTTCTCAATGGGAACTCCAGCAATCATTAATCATAGCTTACTACAAGGTGCTAACTCTGCAGCTTTAGGTACAGCTCAATTCCTTAACGGCTTTGATCTTTTTGAAGACGAAAATCAGGTAGAAGTTGACTTCTTAATCGCACCTGGCATGACAACAACTACAGATCAAACAACTGTTGTTAATGATCTGGTTGCAACAGCTCAATCACTTCGTAAAGATTGTATCGTAGTTGCATCACCAGCAAGAGATGATGTGGTTAACTTAACAAGTGCAGCAGATATTACAACAAATGTTATAGCTACTGCAAACACGTTTACAAATTCATCGTATCTGGTTATGGACGGCAACTATCTTAAGACGTACGATAAGTACAACGATGGTTTTATTTTTATTCCGGCAGCATCATCAACTGCAGGTATTTGTGCATTCACTGATCTCAATAGGGCTCCATGGTTCTCACCAGCAGGTTCAAGGCGCGGTCAGTATCTCGGAATTACTGGTTTGGCATATACACCAAACAAGTCACAAAGAGATCAATTGTACAAAGCTGATGTAAATCCGATCGCTAACATTCCTGGACAAGGTACGCTTCTATACGGCGATAAGACAATGCTTGGACGTCCGTCTGCATTTGATCGAGTCAATGTACGTCGCCTATTCCTTATCCTTGAAAGAGCAATTGGTAGAGCTGCACAACAAGTGTTATTCGAATTCAATGATGAGTTTACTCGTGCAGAATTCGTTAATATTGTAGAGCCTGTACTTCGTGAAGTACAAGGTAGACGTGGAATCACAGACTTTAGAGTTGTGTGTGATGAAACAAACAACACTCCTGCAATTGTCGATCGCAATGAATTCATCGCAAACATCTTCATCAAGCCAGCACGTTCAATTAACTTCGTCACACTGAATTTTGTGGCAGTTAGAACAGGTGTTGACTTCGAAGAAGTTGTAGGCACAGTGTAAGGAGGTAGGAAATGGCTGTTCTCGGAGTAGACGATTTTAAGTCAAAACTGAGAGGTGGCGGTGCACGTCCCAACCTCTTTAAGGTAACAATTAACTTTCCAGGATTTGCAAATGGTGATGCAGAACTCACATCTTTCTTATGTGAAGCTGCAGCATTACCTGGATCAACATTCGGTATTATTCCAGTCTTCTTCCGTGGAAGAATCTTAAAAATGGCTGGTGACCGTACATTTGCTGAATGGACCACAACCATTATCAACGATACTGACTTCGCAGTCAGAGATCCAATTGAAAGATGGATGAATGGTATTAATGCACACTCAGCAAATACTGGTCTTACAACACCGATTGCTTACGAAGCAGATCTGAAAGTTGATCAACTTGACCGAAATGGTGACATATTGAAGACATACACCTTCCGTGGTGCATATCCTCAAGACCTTTCAGAAATTGCATTGTCGTACGCAGACAATGACAATATTGAAAGATTCACCTGTACTTGGGCATACCAGTACTTTGAGTCAAATACCACAGACTAAATAAATAGTAAGGAGCCGGGTTCTCTCGGCTCCTATCTCTAGTTTAAGGAATTAATATGGCTGAATACGCAGGACAAGATGGCGTTAAATTATTTGGATTTGAAATTAAACGCGCCAAGAAGAAGGAAGAAGAAAAAGCTCCTTCGATAGTTCCGCCGAGAGA